AGCTTTGCTTTGTACTCTTCTAAGAATGTAGAGTACCCAATGTGTTCCAGTGCCACCCTTCTTTGCTCCACATCCTCGATCCCCATGACCTCTTTAGCTGAGAGTTCTTTGTTTTTCAATCGGGTCAGTTTGTCAAGAGTCCAGGCTTTAAAATAAACATTCTTGAAGCCACATACGACACTATATTTTGAGAAAGCTTCTTTGAGGAGTGGTAGGGGCAGAATATCACAAAAGAAACTCCCACCCACCTCCTTCGGCGCACCCTCTAATGTGGTAAGGGAGTTGTTGGCGCAGGTGAGGGAGTTGTTGTGGTAGTAGGAATCCCCCCCCACCTTTTCCCCCCTCTTGTCTCCGTATTCTTCGGTGAATGTTGGCATGAGATTAGTCTGTAACGATTTGATAGCCTTGAGGTAGGTATTCTCGTTGTCTTCCTACGTGATACAGCCCTGGCTCAAGCACAATAGGCTCATGTTCTGTTGTCCATTCTTTTGTTTGGGTGTGAACATGGCGCAGCTCTGTCTGCTGGTTCACCTTAAGGATGCTTATGGTGGTGTCTTCTTCGTCGGCAGGCTCGTACACTTTTATATCACCACTCACGCAATGCACATGATGAGTGGCTTCACTATGCAGAAAAATAGTCCCAACGCCTTCCACCCGCTCCATTTTTTTTATTGTCGGAGTGAAAGGAAAATAATCAGGTAGCCGGATGAGCATACAGTCACCTTGCCTGAGTGTTTGGAGTGTTTCCATAAAGAGAAAAATAAAGAATAAGAAGGAGTATCTCTAGCTTACTCCCTCCGCCAAGTAAAGTCAAGTACTTTACTTAAGATAAGTATCTCGCGCACCCCTCCACCCATGACTCTTTTAGGGTTGGAACTGAATCGGAAGGGGTGTGGGCCGGAGGGGAATCTATCCCCTATTTTTACACTTCTCCGCCAGCTCGGAGTCGAGCAACCTGTATAAAGAGTATTCAGGAATCAGTGTTTACCGGGTTGATAATAATGCCTCTTCCACCACTTTCCCCATGTAGAGCAACCTCCTTCTGAGTCCTTTGCTCCTTTAAGTGCTCCGCACCTTACGCATGTTCTTTTCTCCTCGGTCAAAGCGGTCAGTTTTGTGGGGGGCATATAAAAAGTTTAGAAATTATTGCTTCAATCACGCCATTGATATAATCGCAGCCCCCCCACCCCGCTAAATAATGAAGCATGTTTCATTATATTTTATTTTCTATGATCAAATCATACGTTTTAATGAAAATTTCATCTTTAACAGGATATGTCTCCCCACAAATTCCTTTAACTATCCAGTCGCCTTTTTGTGCTGTCATTTTACCTTCGGGAGTTGTAATCTCCACATATTTTACCTCTTCTTCCGAATACACAATCACAATGGGTGTTTTTTTTGTAGACCATGACAATATTTCTTTAAGGTCGTCTTTATCGTTGCTCAAACGTATGGCCTCTACTCGTATTGCTCGTTTTTGTACTTTCATAGATTAAAATTAAAAAATAAATTACTTCATTAAATCTTCCAAAGTCTCTATCGCCTCATCCACACCCCTGCATACAAAAGCCAATACTCCGGCCCCCTGAATCGCGTCGATCCATTCCTGCTGTTCTTCCGACACCCTACCCCCTTTCTTCCTTTTCATTTCAAGGAATAAAAGGAGTGGTCTTTTGGTTTGGGTTTTGTGTTGAGGGATGATAATTAAATAATCCAAAACCCCCTTCCTAACCCCCATTGCCTTGTTCTTCGCCTTCTGCGCCCACGACTTTGTATAGGTCTCCTGTGCCAAATGGCTGAACCTAAACCCTTGGTAGTCCATCCACTCAACCAGTGTCTTGCAGTCGTCTGATTCGTGAGGAGTGATGTTCATAGTTCAAGAGATTGGCTTCCAATAGAAAGGTTCAGGATCACCATACTTTAGTTTTTTTCGGGTGTCAGGGTCATCAATAGAAGTACAGCCTATCAACTCGAACTTAAAAATATCGTTATAGGTGTATGGCTCACCGGAGAGCTGAATTGCCTCGATAATGAATTGTCTTTTTTTAGCCATAAAACATTTTATTCTAAAGGGGTAACACTCAGCCACGCCAGCAGACCAAAAGTAACGACCATGGCAAGAAAAGAAAGAAATGAAATCATAATCCTGATTATGTGAGTAATGAAACCATATTGTTGCAATAGAAATATAAAAGAATAAGAACACGCCTTGTTTTTTGAGGGATTTTTATATATGTTATAAGGGTAAAGAATAAGACACTTTTACTCCTGGACTTACCGATCCCCCCCGAGACCGTCTGTTTCGGGAACCTTTAAAGGTCTAAAGTCTGGTTGAAAGAATATCTTCAGCGTAAATTCTCACTCCATCCACTTCCTTCTCAGCCTGAATGATTTTTGCCATCAAGTTGACCTTACTTTGATCAACAATAAAAAGATCGGGATTTGCCCTGAAGGCCTTCGCCCTATCCACCACCTCCCCCTTCCAGACCTTTTTAAGTGAAGTTAAGCCTTTTTCTGTTCTGGTACTTCTTTCAGGAGCAGGAAGAGGAACATCAGAGAGAGCATTTTGTTTTTTAGCTGCTTCCTCTTCTTCTTTTTTATACGCCAGCATTCCCTGGTCGAGCGTTCTCAGTAAATCAGCCAGCGGGTCAAGATAGGTTTTAAAAAGGGTATTCACCTCTCTTTGTTTTTGAAGATAAGGCCTTGTCATTAAAGTCCTCGCTTCATCCAGTTTTTTTATACGCTCCTTAATGACCCCTCTTAGGCTCGCCCCTTCGACATACTGAATTTCAGTAGTAATAAAGAGGGAAGACACTTTTTCGGCCAGAAGAGTATTTCCTTCCTCTATTTTTTTTACATCAAGGGCCATAAAAAAAGATTAGGTAACTTGAGAAATGATCTTGTAACAGACTTCATCATCAAAATAAAAACCATCTATGTCTCCCATACTTATCCCTGTCCTGAGTGAAAGCAGCCACATATACCGCCAAACTTGCGACGCGGCCTTTGTTTCTTTTGAGGCTCCCGGCTTAAAATCAAGCACCTGAACTCTTCCATTCGGCATATACCGGATAAGATCAATATGGCCATGAAGGAGGCTTTCACCCCCTAGTCCATCCTTAAAATCCTCTATCACAGACCAGACGGGAATTTCAGAAGCAATCGTGAAGGGGCAAGAGGAGTGAAGATGGTCCTGCACCCTCGTATGTTGTTTTTTCCCCAAACCATGATACATCGCCGCTGAAGCAAGGCCCGTTAGATCAGACTCAACACACTCTTTTTCAATCATTATTTTTTTCTGCTGAGAAACAGACCCTTTCCCAGAAGGGTTAGGGGTCCCGTACCTCATCAGCATGGAAAAATACTCGTTTAATCTTTTCAGGTTTTTTTTGCCCTCTGCTTCGGGTATGGGCTCATAGATGGAAACCCTGCACCTGAAGGGATAGACCATTATAAACCCATTCCCACGATCAATATGAAACTCCCTTCCGAGAAGAGGGACAGCATTAAGCATTGATTGAGTCGTTAAAATTTTCCCAGGGATCTCCACCTTTTGGTTCTACTGAGTCAAGCCCTGGCAAGTCCGAGACATCAAGAAACTCTTCCCCCCCCTCGTCCTGTCCTTCCCTATCCTCAATTATAGGCTGTCCTGAAGCTAACGCCCCCCCATACTTTTTCTTTTCAAATTCTGAAAGGGTATGGCAAAGAAGATTAAAATTTTCAAGACTCTTTTTCACTTTTTTATTTGCTCCCGACTCCCGAAACTCAAAAGTAAAAAACTTCACGGTATTATTGCCTATTTTTGCTTCTTTAGGGACAGATATGGCAATCACTTCGGAGTTAATGGGATGAACCTGACGTTTCCAAAAGGAGGACATCAGCCATTCCAGAGAAAACTCAACAGGAGGTCCATACGACCCGTCTTTTTTCTTATTGTCCCCCTGGACACACGATTTGGGAAGATTGATCCGATATATTTCACCGTTCATCTCCACGTACAGGATATGCTTAAGTTCGAGTAAGTGTCTTCCCTTGCCATACGGCCAGTTTTGCATAAAGAAGGGTTTTATTTCTTCTTTGTAAAGCCCCGTTTTGATTACTTTCCCTTCTGTCATCACATGAAGAGGCTGATCCCAACTTTCAAACTCATTGGTATTCACAGCTACCCTATTGGTTGTCTGGTCAAAGTAGAGAAACTGCATTCTTTTTTTCAGGATAACCATATTGATTTGGTTGGCCTTGGTATCTTTCTCGTGTTTTTCCCACTTACCATCTTCATTTTTCTCTTTGGTTATCGTGACAATTGTTCCTGTTTCCTGAGAGATTTTAAGTGCAGGGTAGACGGGGTATTCGATGGTGTTTTTGGCAAATGTTTTATTCAGATCATCGAGTGAAAATGTATTGTTCATATGGTAATATTATATATAAATTATTCCTTATAAAGAGGTGCTTCTTTTTTTTTCTTCGACCAGAGAAAAATAAAAAACCAAAAAACCAAAAACGCTCTTTATCATTCTGTATTTCTTTTTCTTGTTTCCTCTTCTGTTTCTAAAATCTCTGCTCCGATCTTTACCATTTCTCTAATGGTTTGAGCGAAAGACCAGCCTCTTTCTTTGGAAAGAACCCACGCTTTATCCACATCATTACTGAAGAGATAGCAGCCGACAGGAGTTTTCAAAAGACTCATAAAAAACATAAAAGCTTTTTCAGCTTAGTCTTTCCATTAAGTGAAGTCAAGTATTGTTACCTTTACCACCCTGGTCTTTTATGGTGTCACGCACTCCTTCCTGATAACCCCTACCCCTAAGAATCCTCTAGGGCTGGTTTTAATTTCAAACTCCACGGAATCCCCTTTCGCTATTTCATGAAACGGCCCGACACAGCCTGAAGCATGAAAGAAAACATCGCTTTGAGTTTCCGGAGACCTGATGAATCCATATCCTTTATCGCTGACGTTGGTGACGATGCCTGAGACCATTTCTAATTTTTAAAATCTTTTCTTCTCCAGGAAGAAAGTTAAAAGATGAAAAAAGAAAAAGCAAAAATAAAATAAAAAGACCACCCGTCACGAGATGGTCTTTCCCTCTTTTTTACTCACCATATTTCTGTTTCACAGTCGCCAACCAGCCATAGACGTTATCTCCGCCTGTATATCGATCAGCGAGAGCATAGTCGGGGAACCGCCCATAGTAGGTAGACCAGATCCTAATACAGTCACGCTGGCTGTCTTCAGGCGAGGCATACGTCTTCCCCTCCCGATACCCTCGATCCCATGTCATAATATTATGAAAGTTGTTCTTGGCGACGGTCTGTTCTCCTCCCCTTGTCTCATGCCAGGCAATAGCGGTACAGAGCTTGTCGACATCCGTACCATCAGGAAGAGTGTTCTTATCAGCCGCCGTATCAGCGACTAAAGGGGCTTCCACCACTCCCCCTAAAAATCCAGCTTCATATTGTTCTCGTGAAGCTCAGCTTTCACATAGTCCACCTTCCCTATCGACTCTCTCAGGCACTCACCCACGGAGTGCAGCACGTCGAAAGCTTCCTTATTAGAATGCTTCACCTCCCCTATCACATCTCTTTCCGCTCTAGCAGGCGAAAAGTTCAGAGCTAAAAACGAGATAAAGACCCCTAGTACGATCCCCAGCCCTACCAGAGTTATATTGATCTTCCTTTGCTTAACGTCCGATATGTATGTTTCTGTGCTCATGTGTTTTTGTGAAAGAATAAAAAAGTGATTCCTAAAGAATTACAGAAATCTATCTAGCTTACTCTTATTGATGCTCAAAGTCAACCTTTTGTTCTTGAATTTTCTTTCTGAGTGGGTAGAGTGGGAAAGTAATCCTTCACGAATGTGTAACTCCCTATCCACGCCGTCCGGCAACACTTCTACATCCCGTGAAGGATTTTTAGGTGCTCCGGACGGCTTGAATGGGGATTTCTAATTTATGGCTTCAAAAACTACAAGGTTCAGAATCTTTGAAAGAGATTGTTTTACTTGCCAATATTGTGGACAGAAACCGCCGGAAGTAATTCTTGAAGCTGATCATATTGTCAGCAAAAAGGACGGGGGGAGAGATGACGATATCAATCTCATTACCGCTTGTTTTGCCTGTAACAGAGGGAAAGGGGCTAAAAGCCTCAGTATCGAGAAGATAAAAAATAAATCATTCGATAAAGAACTTTCACTTTTGAAAGAGAAGAAAGAGCAGCTCACTGCTTATTACGAGTTCCTAACAAAGAAAGACAAGCTTGAGGACTCTGAAATGGATATTTATCAAAGGTGCTGGCAGGAAGCGTCAGGAGGAAAACAAAACCTCACTGATACTGGGTTAAAAAACGTTAAAAGTCTCTCGAGGAGGTATCCGGCTGAGGACATTTTTAAAGCTATGAAAATAACATGGTCTAAGGATTGGGCTGACGATGCGAAAGATCATTTTAAATATATGTGTGGTATTTTGAAAAACATGAAACTTGAGCGTGAAAACCCCGAAGAGCATGAGAGAAGAAAAAAGGCTTACTCAGTGAGGTTCACGGTACTCAATCACTGTTATCAGTACATAAACGAGAAAGTGTTTTGGAGGTGGGTTAATGACGGAATAGACCTCGACATCGTTGCTGAAAAGGCCATAGAGCTGAAAAAGTGGTCGCTCCTTTCAGACTATATTTCCTCAGAATTTTACGAATAATTATGGCTAAACAACGAATGATAGATACAAAGTTTTGGAGTGATCCGTACATTCAAGGTCTTTCCGTTTCGGAAAAACTTTTCTATGTCTATCTCATCACCAATTCCCATACAGAAATTTGCGGTGTTTATGAGATTTCTCTTCAAACGATGGTCTTTGAAAGTGGTCTTTCTTTGAAAGAGGTGAAAGCGATTTTATCTCGACTGGAAAAAGACGAAAAAGTCTACCATCTCTTGGGACTTTACATTTACCTAAAAAACTTTCCTAAACACCAACAGAGGAACCCGAGCGTTGACGAAGGTATCAAAAGATCGTTAAATAATCTACCACCATCAATCACCGCAGCAATAAGCCACGCAGACAGTCTGTATACAGACTCCCCCCAGTCTGTTGTACTTAACCCTAACCTTAACCCTAACCTTAACCCTAACTTTAACCCTTCGGGGAGTGGCGGAGCACCGCCCCCGAAAAAAAAATACGGAGAATGCGTGGAGCTCTCAGAAGAAGAGCATCGTGCGCTAACTGAAAAGTTCGGCGTCCGCCGGGATGAGCGCATTGAGGCTCTTGATAATTACATCGGCTCCAAGGGCAAAAAATACAAAAGCCACTACCATACTCTCCTCAGTTGGTGGAACAGAGACCACCCGCAAAATCTTGATAAACAACAACAAGGGGAAACCATGGAGGCGTATCTTGATCGAAGATGGCCTGGAGAATTTTAACTATCACCATGAAAAACTTCATCTACGACGCGCTCCTTCCCGGAACAAAGGTCCAGATCAGCACGGTAAATCACGTTGTTGCTGAGATCATGAGTCTTGACGATCCCATCCCCGTGCTGTCGGAAAAGCAAAACCTGTATTGGCTTGGAGGAGTTCATCCCGATAAGGTCGGGAGAGCCGGCGATGATGACATCATCGCGAAGAATTATTTTTACGTTGATTTTGATATCCGATCCCACAATGAACACATTACAATAACCGATCAGGATATCAAGGATGCCTGGAGCTGGATGAAAGCCGGTCTTGACGCCCACGAGCTCTTGAAGTCCTGGAGCTATTGCGTGTTCTCAGGGAATGGTCTTCACGTGTATTATTTTCTCCCCGATAGTTTTACCGACAAAAAAGAATACGCCGCCGCCGTTGGATCAATCGCCGTTTTGGCGGGAAAAGAAACAATGTGCCTGAACGAGGTTGATACTTCGTGCGTGAATATCGGGAGACTTGCGAGGCTCCCCGGCTCGATAAACCAAAAAACAGGCCAGCGTGTTGTCTTAATTGATTCACAATGAATGCTCAAGACTTGAGGGACATAGCGGCCATAGCGTTTGCTGAGGAAGAATTGAAAAGTTTCGCACCCCTCAAACAATCCGATGTATTCGACAAAATTGACCAAGTCCCTATCGCCACACTGGTTGAGAATCATTTTGGCTGGGAGTTCGACGGAAAGAATTTCAAAAAAGGCGACGGAAAAACAGTGGGGTGTTTTGTTCCGGAAGGCAAGAATTTTCTTGTTCACGGCGGGACAGAGCATCTACCGCAGGAGAAGAAAGGCTACAGCCCGTTCCTTTTCGTTAAAACGGTCAATTCTTTGGATAACAAACAAACCTTTGCGTGGTTTGCCGACCGATACGGGATTAAGGCTGAAAAATTATCACAACAAAAAACAGGGGAGAAGCATGGTAAAACTTTCCATCCGGGAAAAATGAAAGATGAGATTCTCGCTTCCATGCGCTCAGGTATCGGGACCCCCTACACGTGGGGGACCCAAAAACTCAATGATGCGTTTTCTCCGATTGAGCGTGGGAATTATATTGTGCTCGGCGGAGAAACGGGACTTGGCAAAACGGTTTTTTCTTTGTTTCTCGGTCTTCAGAACGCCGCTAAGGGGCTAAAGGTTCTTTATCTCTCGTTCGAGATGGCGAACAAGGGGCTGATTCGGAGGTATGCCCGGGACGTAGCGGGTATCTCAGAGCGGGAATGGGAATCAGGGAAGATTCCCGAAGAAAAAATTTTAAAAGCTGGCGAGGCAGTTAGCTCTTTTCCTGATGGTTTTTTTCTTCACGAATTTGATACTGATACTCCCATCACGGTTGAAGCCGTTCGGAAGGTTCACGAAAAAGACGGGCCATTCGACATGATTATTATCGACAATCTCGGTTTTTTGGATGGAGAGGGAGAGCAAGAGAACGTCCGGCAATCCAAGGTATCGAGGGATATTGTTAAGCTCAGTAAGGAGCTCTCAAACCAGGCTTGTGTTATTGTTCTTCATCACTTTAGGAAGGGTGGGGACGGCAAGCCCAGGACGATCAACGATCTTTTGGGCTCAGGGAAGATAGGCCATGACGTTTCGTATTTTGTTCAGGTCTGGAGAAATCAGGATGAAGATATTGCATATGAGGAAAAAGCGAAACTACTGGTGCTTCTCCAAAAAAACAGGGAATGGGGGCGTTTTGGGAGGGAGACCGTGTTTTATCACGCAGGGGGATTCCATGATCACGATCAACGGTTATTGCCTGCCGCCAAACGTTTATTTTCTTAATTTTTTTATATGGATCCCGATTTTGGCCTAAGGGCGGAAGAAGATTATGAGCTCGAGACCTAAACTAGACACCCCTCCATTCTTCACCTGCTGCCCGTAGCGAGGAGAAAGGGGTATAAGTGGTGTCGTCTATCCACTTGACTATTTTTAGCGCTTAAAACGAATCGTAGGAGGTAAAAAAGAGAAGGCCGCAGGATTGCCCCTACGACCTCTTTGTGTCGTAACACCTTTTATTCTTCTTTTTTTGCCATCAGCAAGCCGCTGAGCTCCTCCCATTCCACCATGATGGGTTTCTCAGGGCTTGAGACCGTGAGTTTGATTGCGTCTTTCCCCTCAAAGGCTTTTAGCAGTTTTATCAAAAGCTTAGGGTCGAGTGTGACGGAACGCGTGTCGGATTCAGGCCCGTAAAAAAGTTTATCCATCGGGCCTGTCTCAGGAAAAGTATCAGTCTCTTTTTGGAGCGTTATTGATCTTTTATCCATGTTGTCGTCGCATGTTGTAATCTCAATACTGTTTTCTGTTTCGTTTGTGAAAATAGCCTGTTCCAGAATAGGGAGTTTTTGTTTTTTATTGAATTTGAGGCTTTTCGTTATTGCCGCGCCGTTGAGCAGAATTGGGCTCGAAAGTTCTGCTTTGCTTGTGTCAGGAAAGTCCGGAAATTCGCTGATGTCCGTGCTCTTTTCTTTTGTTCTGTCGATTCTTAACATGAGATATGAGTCTGTTGCGTATATTTTCGCCTTATCAATATAGACGTTTCCAAGGGCCGGCCTGACTGAGTTTTTAGAAACCAGCTTTGCTGCTTCGATGATGGTGGGAGTAAGGGTTTTCATGAGGTAATTGTTAGGATTTAACGGGAAGAGCTTTGATAAAGCATTTTAATTGGAAGATGATGCCTTTATAGAGTTCTGAAAAATTGTTGAACTCTTCAGGAGTTAGTTCTTGTAAGTCGGTGTAAATATCAAGTATGGCTACCGTTTTATGTGTTGCCAGTATAGCTTTTTGTAGTTCTTTTTTAGCTTGTTTTGGTAGGAGTGCGGACGCTTCCGCAACATGTAGGACAATACTCGTTGAAGTGTTCACGAGGGCAGGGTAGAGACTGCTTTTCTCGAAAATTTCTTTCATGTTTTCGAGTTCGATGAATATTTTTTTCGCCTCCTGATAAACCTTGTAATCGAGGAAGCGGAAGGTGGTATAGGTTTTCATGGAGTAAAAATTAAGAAATAGGAAAATAAAACTACTTCCGAACTAAGGGAGGTCGTAGACTTGTTGGGGGTTGCAACACTCGTAAGCTTCCTCCTCGGTCTCGTAGATCTCCCCAATATTATCTTGCCACGCGGCTATTACCGTTCCTCCTCTCTCTGCCTCCGGTTGCTCTTCATAGGCTGCAGCTATGTAGGATAACGACCCATCCTTTGCCCTTTCAGCCCAAATGTAGGTGATTGTGGAGTACCATATTTTCGTCGCCGCCTCCGGTTCAGGGGAGTATCCTTCATCGTTGTCAAAGATAATGCTGTCATTATCCGCATAGTATTCCCCTCCGTGTGGTCTTCTCTTGCCGGTGTTCGATCTGTGGCTGTCTATGGTAGGCGAGGATTCTATGGGTACTTCGTACCGCTCAACTGTGAAGCTCTCTCCACGCCCTCGACCCCCGTTGAAGCTCTCTGCATTTATCGCCTCCCAGAGCTTATCTGTTTCTTCTTTTTCGAATATCCGTATAGAGCTATTATTATAATAGCGAGTGCGGAGCGCGTATATAGACTTGGTTGTAGCCGACGCATCGGCTCCGATATGTGATGTCTCTGGTCCCATAAGATGGAATTAAAGAATAAGACTACAGCGAGTATATTCCCTCTCTCAGGTGAAGTCAAGTAGATTACTGTATACAGATTAAGTTATATGTGTTGTAGTGTTGTGGTATAGTGAGAGAGATATTCGTAATAATTATGTATGAGGAATCCGGACACTTTTACTGACCGAGAAAACGCTCTTCTCCAAAAAAAAAGACAGCTTGTCCAAATGAGAAAAAATAAAAGAGCACCCTCCGCAAAACAGTTTAACGCGATGAAAAATCTGGTCGTGAATGGAGGAAACGTGGCTAAGGCGATGCGTGACGCAGGCTATTCAGCGCAGACAGCGAAGTCTCCGGCCAAGTTGACAAAAAGCGAGGGGTTTAGAGCGTTATGCGATGAGCTGAAGTTTGATAACCGTTTCGTTATTTCCGCACTTAAAGACGATGTGATGAATAAGCCAGGACATAGAATCGGTGAATTGACCTTGGCAAGCCGTATTCTGGGCCTCGTCCAGCCTCCACAAGTGAAAACCACCGTGAATGTTCTGAACACGACAATATCAGAGGATCGGAAAAAAGAGATACTTGATATCCTCTGAGTATTTCGCACAAGGTATTTTGTGCGAATTACTCATTATCAATGGCTTGTTTATGCGCTTAAATCGTAAGGGGTTGACTGTTGCCTTGTGGCGAAAGATATATTATACCACTTTTGGAGCTTGAATCGGGCCACCTATATCGAGGGGAGGGTGTCTATGCCCATATGTTCATTTTTGTTGTTGTATAGACACTGAGAACATAATCTATGAATAGATTATCATTAAGCTTGGCTACCCCTACCCCCCCGCTTGGGACTCCTGTATGTATGTATAAGCATTCCTAACTCCACCGCTCTACCTGCACCACTCACCTTTTTCAAAAAATTTTCCAAAAAAAACTCCACCGCTCTACCTGCACCACTCACCTTTTCTAAAAAAAATCCAAAAAATCTCCAACTCTCTCTACTCTCACATTTACCTTTTCTAAAAAAACCCAAAAAAAAATCCAAAAAAAAATGGTACAGTGGGCGTGATATTTAAGAAGCCTTATGCTTAATCCGGAAAGACTCAGGTTTAAAAGAGAAGTTGTAACAAAGATGTTGGAAGGCACTGTGGACGAGCGCAAGTTTATTTGCGAGCAGGAGTTCAAGTATTTCTGCATCTATTACTTCTCCGATTTTTTCACTCATAAGACAGCGGACTTTCACTTTGAGGCGTACAATGATCTCAAGTTTGAGAAACACAAGTACCTTATCTGGGAGTGGTTCAGAGAATCCGGCAAGAGTTCTATGGCCAAGATGTTTATCATCTGGTGCATTTGTTTTTCAAAAAAGAGATACATAATTTTCGTATGTTACGAGAAGGACACGGCCAAATCAAGGCTCTATGATATAGCGTTCTGGCTTCAGACCAACAAATATATTCTGGAAGACTTTGGACAACTCTTTTTTGAAGACGACGCGAACAGAGGCAAGTTTTCGAGGAAGAAGTCAATAGGGGAGTTTATCACGACGAACAAGATCAAGATTGAAGCGAACAGCACCCAGGAGCCGCTACGAGGCCGCGTTTACGATCAGTACAGGCCCGACTTAATATTTTTCGATGATTTTGAGAATGAGCTGACGAAAAGATCATTTCCGATCACTCAGAACATTATTCGCAATATGGATGAGGCGATGACGGGGTTGGGCGGGGATGGGAACATGGTATTTTTATGCAATTACATTAGCGATATGGGGGCGGTTGAGCGACTACACCAGATGGCCGAGAAAGACCCCTTATTCAAGCTTCATCATGTTGATTTAGTGGAGGAAATAGGGGAGACGGGGGAGCTGAGAACGGGAAAGATTGCGTGGCCCACGAAGTATGTGTTTACTGATGTGGAAGCAAAAGCGATAAATGCGATGGTAGAGGATAAAAAAAAGCATGTTATTTCGATAGAGGAGAAGAAGAGGACGTTTAATTCGACGGGGGGAAGAAAATTATTTGAGCAGGAGATGCTAAACCAGCCCATTGTGAGGGGGGAGAAGCTTTTTGATCCCGAGGTGATCAGGAAGATGATAGCGGCTGACGCGAGGCCCTGCGAGAGTGTTGTGGGGGACTGGCAGTTTTGGGGGAAGTATGAGCCTCATCACAGGTACGGGATGGGGGCTGACGTAGCTGAGGGGATAGGGGGTGACGCTTCGGCAGCGGTTTTATTTGATTTTTCAGCGCATCCAAGGGCAAAAGTGGTGGGGGTGTACAGTTCTGACCGGATAGCCCCTGATCTATTTGCGTATGAATTGGATAATGTTGGGAGGAAGTTTGGGGAGTGCCTGATAGCTCCTGAGAGGAACGGCGCGGGGTATTCGACGGTCTCGAAGCTGGTGGAATTGTATAATAATGTGTATGAGCAGGAAGAGGGGGGGGATATGATCAATGCCGGGGAAAGAGCGCCTACAAGGTACGGGTTCCAGACGAACGGGAGGACGAAGCCGATGATTATTTTTGATTTGAAGAGGGACGTGGAGGACGGGCTGATAGAAGTTCCCGACATAGGGCTATTGAATGAGCTATTGTCGTATAATCAGGACGAGTTAAGGACAGCAAAGACGAGGGAGGGGACAACAAAACATTTTGATAAACTGATGGCAATGGCTATAGCATGGCATTTACGGGCTTCAGCTACGATCAGAGGGCTGAAGAGAGTTCCTGAGACACCACTTGATAAAGAATCCCGATTCGACATTATTTAAGAACGTGAATAGAATAAAAAAGTAAAAGAACTGATAATTTTTTGGTTATGGAAGACTATATGAAGACAGGGGAGGTCTGGCAAAGGAATGATATTCAGAAACCTGAGTACAGTGAGGAGGAGGAGGGGTATCGGACGTTTGTGGTGGCACGGCTTCAGGACGCGAAGACGAGGAGGGATCAGGCATGGCCTGAGTTTAATGATATGGACTATCAGACCTGGTGGGTCACGAACAATAAGGCAGGGCATTCGTATATCCGGCCCAAGCAGAACCAGGCGGATACGAGGGTTGTAACGGGGACAACGGAAGAGAAGGTAAACACGCTGCTTTCGGCGGCATTGAATAATAATTTCGCTCCGAACGTGATGGCGTATGACAAGTACAACTTGCCCTTAATTGAGACGGGGAAGGTCATGGAGAATATGATTAAGAAGAGTAGGGAGATAGAAGACCCCTGTTATGATGAGTTTCGGATTGGGGCGTATGAGGAGTTTTTCAATCAGGGAACGGTTTTTATTGAGGAGCGGTATTTGGAGTTAAGGATACCTCAGAAGCGATTGAACAAGTTGGACTGGGCGGAGGTGGGGGATATTAAAAAAATTTCATGGGAGACAAAATTTGAGACACGGAAGCAGTGCCAGTCGGTTGTGATTCCGGGGGTGAATGTGTATTTGGGGTCAATGAAAGAGTTTTATATGAGCAGACAGCCCTACGTCTTCACGAGAGAGATTATCACGAGGGGTCAGGCCAAGGCGTTGTATGGGGGCTGGGAGAGGTGGAAGAATGTGCCTTTGGGGGCTGAGGCGTTATTTGACACGGATGACACCAGTAAGCCCTATAATGATTATATGAAAGATGTTCAGCCGACGAAGGGGGTAGAGGATGAGAAAGTGGAAGTGATCAGGTATCAGGATAAATGGAATAATGAGTTTATGGTTTTCTTGAACGGGGTAATGATGCTGCCGATCAGGTTTCCTCTATCGGCTCTTTTAGGGGAGGCTGATTATACGATTGCGAAAGGTGATGCGTTTCCTATTTCAGCTCATTTTGCGTATTCCAAGAGTGTTCCTGCCAAGACGAAGGTGGAGCAGGCTGTATTTGATGAACTGATGCGGTTAATGGTTTTAAAGACACAGCAGTCGTTTCAGCCTCCCATGGCAAACAACACGGGCAAAATTCTTTCAAGGAATGTTCTTTTCCCGGGCATGATGACGGAAGACATTGATGCCAATAAGCTGAAGCCATTAACGGATTCCAGAGGGGTAAGCCCCTCAGAGTTTGATTCTCTATCGTTTATGAAGTCAATTATTGACGGGAAGAGCGTGAATCCTATTATGGAAGGGCAGGCGGCTTCGGGTGAGCAGACAGCAAGAGAGATTATTGAGCTGAAACAACAGTCCATGCAGAAGATGGGGCTGCCGATTCTGGGCCTTGTGAACCTGGAGCGCAAACTGGCGTGGTTGCGCCTGAAGAACATTATTCAGAACTGGACTTCTCCTGTTGATAAAAAGGTGGCAGGGATAGGTGGAGAGCTTGTTGATGTCTTCAGGAATATCACGGTTGATACGGAGCTGGAAGACGGGTCTAAAGGGCAGATGATCATACAGATGGGAAAGGGGTCTTTTCCTGATTCAGGGCAGGTTATGGCTGAGGAAGAATTGCTCTCAAGGCGGTTTAGGAAGAACACGAGAAAGGTGTACCTATCCCCAAAACAGCTCACAAGCGTGACTCATACATGGTTTATTTCTGTTGTTCCGACACAAAAAGAAAATTCAGAGCTGAGGGTGGCGATGTTTAATGAGACTATTCAGGCGGGGTATGCTCTTTTTGGGCCTCAATCATTCAATAACGAACACATTAAGTCGAGATGGGCGATTCTAAACGGAGAAGACCCTAGTAAAATGTTTCTTCAACAAAGTCCGCAAAACGCAAATGGTATGGTTGGTCAACAGGAAGGGATAGGAACTAATATCAATCAGCAGTTGACTCAGGGGCAGAGGCCCCAAAGAACACAAAAGCAGCAGCAGGGGGTTAATGCTCTTGTGAATGCTTAGCTAGAGATATTTAAACGATAAAAAATGTTTTGTCAGAACTGTTCCATTGAGAAAGAAGACGGGCACAAGTGTTATATTGACGTGGATGAGAAGTATTTTAACGAAAGCATCATGGATGCTTTTTTTATCAGATGCTCTCTCTGTCAGACCTGTTCGGGTTTAGGCGCTGTCAGGAAGTCGGGGCAGTGGAAGAGGATACAAAACACAAGAAATGTTGATTTTTCAAAGGGGTATATTTGCCCTGTCTGTGCTTCAGGGCTTCATTTGTAAAACATGAAACGATGGCTCCAAAACATTATAAAAGGCTGGTACATGCGTTTTTGTGATCCTGATATTGTGGCCATGACAAGGACTCAGCTTTATGGCGTTGGCCCGACCGACCTTCTTTTAACATTAAGCAAAGAGAACTATGATCTTTTTGTCAAAGATTGTGATAATCTGATGAAGAACCCCACGTTTCATTTGGTCATAGACCATATTATGATGACTCAGCGTGATTATGCCATGAACAAAGCCCGCGAGTGGGAGGAGGTGAAGTTCGCGAGGGGCCAGATATCAGGGGCTTCTCTGGTGAGGGAGTTTGTACAGGCAAAATCTTCCGATCTCCCAAAAGCACCCGCCTGGTTTGACAAGAATGATGTTATTTAAAAGTTATGGATATCAATTGGTCAGTCCGCTTTCCTGCTATTCAGGTGAAGCCCTGTGAGGGGTGTGATGGGACGGGGGCGCAGGTAAATGAGTTTGGTATGATTAAGATGTGTGAGGTGTGCGGAGTGGATTACAGGGGCTGGCAGAATAAGTATGGCTCAGACCGTGCCGAGTTTCCTGTTTTTTATGTGGACACGGAACAGAACGTGAAGGTGCTGGTGGATAAGAGCAAGGATTATATTTTACTTCCAAACGGAGAAAGTATTCCGTCATTTACTTCTTAATATTTTTATATGGCAGATGAAATCAATAAAGATCAGGAAGAGGATCAGGAAGATGAAACCGAAACGATGGAAGAGGTGGTAAAACGGCTTGAAGAAGAGGTAAAAAACCTTAAAAGCGAGAAAGAGTCCATTAAAGATTTGCGGAAGGTTGCGAATAAGGCGAAAGAGGGGGAGCAGTCGCTTGAGGGGCGGCTGGAAGTTATTGAAACGGAAAGACAGAAGGAATTGGAGTCACGAAGGGCTGCCGTAGAAGGGGTAAAAGGAAAGGTGCTTGACAGAAGAGTTGGGGATGATGCTGATGACAGGGCTAAGGTGGAGCGTGAGTTTTCCCTGCTCAACATGCCCTCCAATACACCTGAAGAAGCGGAATTGAAGTGGGAGAAAGCGGTCTCGATGGTTCCTGATTCATCCCGTATTAACCCTATGAACCTTGGTACGCCAATGGCTCCTGAGCCTGATATTGTAACGGCAAGAGATAAGCAGTTTATTGATACGGCAGATGGGAAAATGCTGGCGAAACAATTGGGAATGACTTCGCTTTTGGCTAAAGCAAAATAATATTTCTTTATTTTTTTCATTATGTCACGTTTACAAGACCTGAGAGTGAAAGGCTGGCCCAATCTTAATATTGATGAAAAACGGGAGTACCAATCGCTTTTAGCGCAAGAAAAAGAAGAGGGTAAGCTGGTGGAAAGAGCAAAGATCACTATGGCCGCACAGGAGGATTCGTCTGAAGCTTCAGACGGTGATAAACCTGATCTGATACAGGTGGATAAACAGACGCTTTCTGATCTTATTGCCCGTATTGAAGGGCTGGAACAGGAGAAAATATCGCATCGGAAACAGGTCGGTTTGTATAAACAGGGAACATGGAAGGAGATTGAGCGGAAAGAGAAAATAAGGATGGCTACACTCAGGAAGTATAGGCCAACGACTGATGATACGTATAAATACGTCTTTGATCTGAAGTTTTTTCAGAATAAATGGAACTCTGAACTGAGGGTTGATGAACAACTGTATCAGTTTATGTTGTATGATCCCAAAGATCCTGAGACCCTGAAGGCCGGACATCAGTTAGTTGAGATTTTCTCCTTAAAGTTTTTCGCGGCTTCTTTCGAAAAAGAACAGGTGAAATTGGTGGACAAAAGGGTCAAAAAGATGAAACAGATGGTGGGGAAAACAGACAAGATTGTCTATGAGTACGATAAGTATAAAGCGACCAGCCTGGGCCGCGTTCCCATGTTTGTAGAAAGAGAAGAGGTGGAGTTTCTTGTTGAGATGGAGGACGGCGTGAAGTTTTGGCTGTCTGCTGATCGTTTAAACCTTTAAGTGTTTATTTTTAATTTTTTAATTTTTTTCTTATGCCGGAAGATGAAGATAAGTTGAAAGAGGCTGTTATTAAAGAGCAGGCGGCCTCCAGAGACTACACCAAAGAACGGCAGGAGCGTTGTGCCCCAATCGTAAAGAAGATTTTGAATATGATGTTGGAACAGGACTTGCTTATGTCTGATCTTCATTACCTTGAAGATGTCGTAAAACGCCAGTTTGATGCTCTGGCAACACATTTGGTATCGCTCCATGCCGTAGAGATTTTTCAGATGACCAAAGACTCTCTTGAGATGGCGTTTAAGAACGCTCAGGAAAGCCTTTTCAAGATAGAAGATATTGATCATGTTTCAGTGAAGGATATCGATACCCAGCTCAGAAGAGCTGATGTGGAAAAAAAGTATCAGGCAAGTAAAGAAGGAGAAGATGAAGAAAGTTCTGAAAAATAAAAGGTAGTGAGATACCTTTTACCTCTTTCAAGAGCCTTAAAACGAATCCTAATGATTCGTTTTTTTAAAAGTTACGGTTTTTTTATATTTGCAAATGAAATAAAGCCCTTTTAGCATTTGAGTACGGGACATGAGCAGCCTTTTATCGGGCCAGTACGACAGTTCATGGAAAAAAGGTATTAGAAAGCCGTTTCACGGCAGATATTTGAATCCTTTTATCCATTAGCTTTAATTATATGTCCTGGTCACCTTATAGAGGAAAATTTGGGACGGACTGGCAGAATAAGACGGGCTCACAGGTTTTTACCCGTGGTGCTCTTGTTGATGTTGTTTCAGGTCTTATTACCGTCTGTACCATTACCCGTGCTCCCCACAGCGGAGTTATTCAAAAAACAGTTCTTTCAACTGATTCCGACTATACAGCTACCACATTTCTTCCGCTTTTAACGCCCGCCACCCCTCTTTCAGAGTGGAAAGTGAGCGTTCTTTCAACGGACACTCTTGCTACTACTGACGTAGGGAATTTCCTCGATATCGGGGGGTCTCCTGTTGGAATCGACGTGACAAACGCCACTTCTGCCGATGATGCCGTGGTCTGTACGAAGTTCCTTGGAGCCAACCTTGGTGCTTTCCGACTCAATTCGTTCAAAGGCACTCAGGTAGGTCTTGGTACTGCTACTTAATTTTTAATTTCCTTATTTTCCTTATTTTTTATATATGGGACAAAGTCTAAACACCGTTGCCCTGAACGATTTTGTATCTCTTGTGCGAATTAACTGGGTTGCAAGGCAAGACCTGATCCAGGGAAACGCACGACAGATGTATATCGAACAAGACCTCGGTTTTCACAATGGTGAAAGCAAAAGATTCAAAGAAATTGATCCTGAAGAGTTCGCCTCCCTCAAAAGAGAAGGTGCGGACGCTTCAATCGCTACCGTTGCTCTGGGGTATGAGAAAGACATGACCGTGCGCCGTTTTGCCAAAGAAATTTCTATTACGCACGAGATGAGGCGTTACAATCATGCTCCTGAAGTCATGTCAAAACTTCATTCTCTTCAGTCCTTCGGGCCTCAGAGAATGGAGATTGATTTGACCCATCGGCTCACCTTCGGAACAGCCACTTCTTATACCGATATGGACGGAGAAACGGTCACAACAACTGTGGGTGACGGGCTTGCTCTGGTAAGTGCTGTGCATACCGTTACAGAGTCAGCTACGACTTATAGCAATATTATTACGGGTAATCCTGCCGGCTCTCAGGGCGGTCTTGAGGTGGCTGAACTTCAGGCAAACACTCAGATTCTTGATAACTTCGGGAATTTGAGAGTGATGAACTTCAATGTCATTTTTTGTTCCAACGACCCTACGACCGTCAACACCTTCAAGCAAATCCTGAAGTCTTCAGGTGACGTTGATGGAACTCACGCTGGAATTGAAAACGTGTACATGAATAAGTACCGTCTGGTCATTCTTCCACGGCTTGCTACTACGGCAGCAGGAGCCTATGACCCTACAAAGAAAGGGTACTGGGGACTGGCTGCTATCGGACAAGGGGAAATGGGATGGCAGGCGTATCTGGGAATCTGGGAAGGGGTAAGTCTGAAGACTCCTGCTCCCGGGAATAATGGAGAAGATTTCCATAACGATAACTGGTCTTTCGGGACTCGTCTTTCCTATGGAATCGTAACCGTTAGTCCTCGCGGTTTGCTGCTTTCAACAGGTGCAGGTTCTTAATTTGTATTTCTTTCTTTTTCATTCGTGTACCTTTGAGATTATCTCAGGGGGAGGAGGCGGAGGTGAATGAAAAAGACTAACTTTTCTTTTTATGGCTTCTTTTAATTTTAACGCAGGGTATGGACGAGCACTCTTTGATGCTGTTCATGCCTCCGTTCCAACTCCCGGGCGCATCTTTGTTGTGGGTGTTGATGGGGATAAAAATGACGACAGGCTTTCAAGCCTTATTAAGGCTGATAACTCAGGCCGTACTCATTATTTTACGTCTTTATCAGACGCTTATGACGCTACTGTCAGTAATCAAAACGATGTGATCATCCTTGATGGTCAGAGTACGTTTACGCTTACGGAGATGTTGACGGTTTCTAAAAACCGTGTTCATTTCAGGGGGCTTGATTCTCTTTTGGGGGTGAACCGAAGATATGGCCAGTCTACAAAAGTAAGTCTTGGCGTGACTACGGCCGCTACTGATATTGCCACTGTTTTGAATACAGGGACTAGAAACTCATTTAAAGGAATTAAGTTCACGAATTCCAATACCGTTGCTGAAGGGCTTTATTGTTTCGCCGATGGTGGAGAGTACACCTTTATGGAGTTTTGTGAGCTCTACAAGTCTACTGATTTGGATCAGACGGGGGCTGCTGAGTTAGTGGCCAATGGTGATTCTTCGCACTACAAAGACTGTTATATCGGGTCAACGGTTGACGCTATTTCAGGGGCTATTCTCCGGCCTTGTGTGACCTTTTCAAGAGGTCTGGCTGCTTCAGGGAAGGTGGCTCGTGATGTGACTTTTGAAAACTGTATTTTTGCCCGTAAGTGTGGGGACACGGGAAACCGGTTCGTGTACGGGGCCGAAGCAAACGCTATTGAGCGTCTGGGATATTTCAAAGAGTGTGTATTCTGGAATGCTGCTCTGGCTTCTGCCACACCTGCTCAAAACGTGGCCTTTGGAGCTACACAGACTGATGGGTCAGTATTGCTTCATAACTGTACTTCTGTTGGAGCTGCTACAGCCATGTCTACTACGACAGGAGTATTTATTGATTCACCTGTTCCCGCTGCCGCCACTTCAGGTATTTCCGTACAAGCTTTTTAACAGAGAGAATGCCTAAAGGAGTTTAAGTTTTTATTTTTTTTCTTTTAAACCAATGAGTGACACAACCAGAAATTCCGACCTTCTTGAAATGGGGGTTGATGAGTATCCGGAGCAGGAAGAGGTAAAGAAGACACGGGGCCGAAGGCCCAAAGAAGTAAGTGAAGAGACTGAGGAGGTGGAGGAGGGTGAGGAAGAGGCTGAAGAGGTTGAAGAAGATGAAGGGGCTGAAGAAGATGAAGAGGCTGAAGAAGAGGGTGAGGAGGAGGGTGAATAGTTTTTCAGGGGAGGGTCTTCCCCTCCCCTTTTTTTTATCTTATTGTTATGAAAACTCTTTCAGGACTTCAAACAATTTTTTCCGCCGCCGATGCCGCTGCAACAGGAAAAGCTCACTTTGTGGAAAACGCTGATAAAATGGTTTTTGAGTTTGCCACCGCTTCCAGTGCTAATTTGACGGTAAAGTTTCAGGGGTCAATCAGTGACACACAACCTGATTTTTCTGCTGCTCAGACAGCCTCTAACCATTGGGACTATATTGAGGTGATTGATCTTGAGGATGGTTCTGCCGTGGATGGGGATACGGGGATAGTTCTGGCTGGAACGGATGATTTTAGGCTCTTCTCAGCTAACGTGGATGGTCTTCGGTGGGTTTGCGCCACTATTACAGCCAGATCAGCAGGAACACTCACTTTAAAGGTGAAAACATTTGTTAATTGTTAATGTATGAGAAGAGATAAACAACTCGATCAATTTAATGAGTTTAATCCTGTTCTGATTGTTACCGCCTCTGAGGGGATCGCTTCAAACGATAACGACACGACTGTCCCCACCTCTGCTGCCGTAAAAGCTTATGCTGACAGTGCCGGAGGAACCCCCACAGTGATCACGGTTGCTGATACAGCAGACGCAACAGCTTTCGTGGCCCTCTTTGAGTCCGCTACAGGTGATCTGGCCCCTAAGACGGACACAGGACTTACCTATGACGCCACGACAGGAACCTTGACGGCCACAGCACTCGTAGGCCCACTCACGGGGAATGTCACTGGAAATGCCAGCGGTACAGCCGCAACAGTCACAGGAGCGGCACAAGCGGCTATCACCTCAGCTACCGCTCTTCCATGGACAGGACTAAAAGTAGGGGTGAATGGAGAAATCCCCACCTTTGACGCTTCAGGGAATCCTGCTTTTGTGGCTGTGGGCACGGCAACGCATGTCCTAACGTCCAATGGTGTAGGGGCTGCTCCGACTTTTCAGGCGGCTGCAGGGGGAGGGTTTGCAGACTGGAAAACAATTGGAACGGGAGGGGATTATGCTGATGTACAAGCGATGATTGCTGACTCTCAATACAAGGGGTATCTGCTCAGTGCCGTGACGGAGGATAGCGATATTACGCCGGACGCTAATGGGTTATTCCTTCACCTGAATGATTTTGTTTTGACGATGGGGGCCAATAACATTGTCCCCAGTGCCGCTTGCTCGATAACCATTGTTGGCTGGAGCCCTTCTGTAAGTGAGATTGACTATACGGCAACAGTGGCTAACGAAGAACTTATAGATACGGGGGCGTTTACAACAAGTGTCGTCGTTTTGGCTAATATTAAGTTTGATAACAACTCGTCCGCCGCCGGTTGTTATCTCCAAACTTCAACCTCAGTTAAGAAATATACTAATCTTATTATCGAGTGCTCGAATCAGAATGGGAGTGGGATAACTGCCGCTAATAATGAAGATTCTTTAGATAATATAGCGTTTGTTGGGGGTGGGGCATCTTGCTTAAAAGCTCTGGCTATGGGGGCGGGGGGAACCGCTACAAATCTTCAGTTTTCAGGGACTTACAGTGGGACTATGGGGGCAATAGATTTTGAGACCGGCGGAGCGGTTCCGATGCCAAGTGTCTCGAACATTAATATTCTCTCGTTTCTTGGCTTCCGTGTGGGTGGGCAAGTAAGCAATGTGAAAGAGATCGGAGGAACCCTTAATATAGAGGTTGCTGACGGCGATTGTCTTTTGACTAATTTTGAATGTTCCGGGACTTTCGATATACAAGGGTCAGATAAGTGTCTTTTTTCTAATGGTATTTTTTCGGGAACGGTTGCCATTGACGATATAGGTGATAATCAGAATCATTTTTCCAATTGTCAATTTGAGGCTGTTTTTTCTTTAACAGGCGGAAATACTCTTTTCAGCAACTGTCGTTTTGACAGCACCTCCACAATTATTAGTGATAATGATCTTTTCAATAATTGTATTTTTACCGGAGCTTTTACAGTGAACGCGGGGGCCGATAATCTTCAATTCATTGGGTGTTACTGGGATGGGAACGTAAGTATCACGAGTAATAATTCACGGTATGAAGGGTATGTCAATACCGCTAACACCTTCACCCTTGCCTCTACCGCTACGAATAACAAAGTAGATGTGACGATTGATCAGGCGGTGGTGGATAGCTCGGGGAATGACTCTAATTCCATAACTGAAATGATTTACTGATAATGATTTACTAATTTTTATTTCATGGCAGCAATTCTCAAAAATCAGAATGTCCAGCTCAAGCCTATCCCAGCGACAGACTTGACCTATTCGGGCATAACTGGATCAGTCACGGTTGACACCAATGCTGTAGGGGTGGGGGCGGCCCTGTATCAGGCAGTGGATGGTAACTATGACGAGGCTGATGCTGATGCTGCTGCTTCCATGCCTTGTTCTGCTCTCGCTCTTGAGACAGGTGTGGGAACAAAACTGGTCTTGTTCCATGGCTTCATCCGAAACGACGCGTGGGCATGGACGGTGGGAGGCTCTCTGTATGTTTCCGCCACACAAGGTACACTTACTCAAACACCACCTGGCACAGGGGATTTTGTTCAAGTCGTGGGTATCGCACAAAGTGCTGACGTGATTTTCTTCAACCCAAGCTTCAATTTGACCGAAGTCGCTTAATTATATTTATGGCTGATCGCTACTGGAATCCGGCGGGTGCGGGAAACTGGGGGGATACAAGCTCTTGGGCTGCCTCAGATGGAGGGGGTACAGGAGAAACTGTTCCTTCGGCTTCTGATAATGTGGTTTTTACGTCTACGAATGTGAATAACTGCACGGTCAACGTATCAGCTACGTGCCTTGATTTAAATTTCACAGGAGGAACGGGGTACACAGGAACTTTTGCAGGATCGTCTGCTTTGGCGATTTCAGGGAGTCTTACTTTGGGTGCAGGGATGACGAGAACCTATACAGGAGCGATTACTTTCAATGGGGTGGGAGTTCATACGATTACCACCAATACAATTACTGTTGGGGGTAATTGTATATTTAGCGGAACTGGACAATGGACATTTCAAGATGCGTGGGACTCTGGGCTAAAATCTATTTCGCACACGAATGGAACTCTAGTAACTAATAACCAAACAATCACAAGTGAGGCTTGGACAACATCAGGCACTAACGCAAGAGCAATAACGTTAGGTTCATCAGTGTTAAATATTAACGGTTGGACATATTCTGGCTCAAATTTAACCTTAACGGAAGGCACGGCTGTCCTAAATGTGGGCCAAACGGCTACTTTTGTTGGGAATGGAGAAACGTACTATGAGGTAAATCTTACTTCAACACAAAGCTCAGGATGGGGAGCTTTTTCAGGGAATAACACTTTTACTAATTTATCAGTTACTAGTAATACAACTAAGGCACAGGCATTAACTCTTTCTGACAATCAAACTATTACAGGAACATTAACAATCAATGGCAATTCTGTAACTAATAGAGTGCTTATTAAATCATCTGTTTTGGGTACAGCAAGAACTCTCACCGCCGCAATAGTTACTGTAACTAACGCCGACTTCCAAGACATCACTGGAGCTGGAGCAGGGTCATGGAATCTATCCGCTATCACAGGAGGATCAGGTGATTGTGGAGGAAACACCGGTATTACCTTCACCACTGCCGATACGAATTATTGGATTGGGGATACGGGATCGTGGTCTGATGCGACGCAATGGTCAACGTCTACCGGTGGCGCAGCGGATGGAAGAGTCCCCTTGCCCCAAGATACCGCTATTTTTGATGCCAATTCATTTTCTACAACGTCCCTCACGGTGACTCAGGATATGCCTCGTATCCCAACAACTAATTGGACAGGCGCAACGAATACTCCTACATGGACAACCAGTACGCAGGCTACTGTTTACGGGTCAATCACTTTGATCAGCGGAATGATTTTGACTGCTTCAACTCAAACGTATAGTTTTGAGGGAAGAGGCGTTCACACTATTACAAGTGCTACTTTAACGTGGGCCAAGCAAATCAGTTTGAGTGCGCATGGAGGGAGCTTGGCACTGCAAGATGCTCTCGTGACGACGCGTGCTCTTTCTTGTTCCTCTGGTCACTTTAACGCCAACAATCAAAACATTACGGCTCTCTCTTTTTCGGGTTCGGGAACAGGCACAAGGCAGATAACGATGGGTTCGGGAACATGGACACTCACAACGGGGACGACTAACCCATGGACGCTCACGACGACAACCAATCTTACATTTGACGCAGGGACTTCGACAATTAAGCTTGCGGGAACACTCACGGCAGCCCGAACTTTTGCAGGGGGAGGCCTTACATACAATAATTTCTGGAACGCTACGACAGGAGCGTTTGCGATCAATATGACGGGTTCAAACACCTTCAATGACTTTAAGATTGATGCAGCACGAACACAAAGGCTCACCGCAGGGACTACAACAACCGTCACGACTTTTACCGCTACTGGAACCTCTGGCAATGAGATTACGATAGGGAGCATTACGGCCGCTTCCCACACCCTTGCGAAAGCAGGAGGGGGAACCATTACAGGCGACTATCTGCTCATTTCGTATTCTACCGCTACGCCTGGCTCCACATGGTACGCTACGAACTCTACGGACAATGGGAATAATTCAGGTTGGAATTTTGGGGTCGTCCCGACTATCGCTTCTTTTTCAGGAGTGGCGGTAGCCAATATCGCATCCGTGGATGGGGTGGCGGTGGCTAATATTGCCAGTATTAATTCCATTTCCAATTAATTCATTTAGTCTTTACTTGTTTAATTTTTGAATAATGAGAGGACAAGATTCAGCCAGAAAAGGAAAGACCTTGGGGAAACAGGAGTTTTCAGGGGTTCTTTCCGCGATCAATATGGAAAGAACAAGGCATGAGGAGTTACAGGCCCATTCACAAAACCTTGTTGAAGAAATTACAGAGCTACAGGTTTGTAAAAAAAGTCTTGAGAAGAGTTTTGAAGAAAAAAAAGTTGAGATGGACACACTTTCTGAGAAGATAGGAGAGGCTGAAGGCACTCTTTCAACCGTGTTAAGAGAAGTGAATAAAGTAAAAGAAGAGCTCCTGCATCAGCAGGATTTTTTCAGGGTTGAAGGATTGAAGCACAAAGAAATAATAAAAGAGCTTTCTCTTGAGCTGTATAAAAAACAAAAGGAGATGGAAAAAGAGAAGTTTGAATATAGCGTTGTTTTAAGCGATCTTAAAAGAGAGATAGATCAAAAAAGAACAGAATTAAAAGATTTTTCGGAGTATAAGCAACAGGTTTCAGATGAGCTGAAAAAGAGTGAAAGTGCTTTTGAAGCTCAGAAGGAAGAAGTTTCTCTATTACAAGAAAAAATTGAAGGGCTTAAACAACAGGAGCAGGAATGTGGTGAACGGACAAGGCACGCAAAAGACCATGAGAAGCAAATCGTTCAAAAACTCGATAAAGTGTTAAATGACCTCAGTTCAGCAGAGGTGGAGTTAAAGGAAAAACAGGTGGAAATGGAAAAATATGATCAGGAAATTCATACTAAAAAAACGGCTCTCCTTACGCTTATCGCTAAAGAGACAAGGCAGGATCAGTTAAGAACAGAGTTAATACAGCTTTATAAAAAGGCAGGGATTGATATTGTTATCTAAAAACTATGGCTAACCGTGATTCTCAAGTCTGGATAGAAAATACATCGAAAATAAAGATCGACCCTGCTACAGAACAAAAACAGGACGATATTATTATTCTCTTGAAGGCTCTTAAAAGTACGGAGATTGGGCATGGGGCCAAAACGATAAAAAAAGCAGGGGAACATGAGGCTTTATCGCTACCTGTTTCTTGCAAAAAAGTAATAATTCAGGCTTCGCCTGACAACTCAGGGCTTATAGCTGTTGGAGGGGCCGGAGTGTTAGCAACAGCAACAGGTGGAGGAGTGCTTTTAAGTAAGGGGATGATAATTGAGTTGGAGATAGATAATCTTTCTAAAGTATTTATTGACTCAACCGTTAATTTTGATGGAGTGAGGTATACATGGTTTTCCTAATTTTTTAATAGGCTTCTCTTATGGCTACTTCCAAAATCCTCCAAAAACCTAAAATCCTCAGTATTCTGGGGTCAACGATCAGGATTGCTCACCCTGATGTTTCAGGGTACACAAGAACTAACTTGGCCAACTCCATCGCTGCAGCAGGGACAGCTATGACGGTCTACGACAACAATGGTTTTGCTGATGATGATTGGTTTATTGTGGGTGTCCCTGGAGACTCTCAAACAGAAGAAGATGACGTGAATGGGGCTGTCACCAGAGGACAAAGTATAACCGTAACCAACACGCTCAGGTTTGCCCATGAACTGGACGCTCCCGTCATTAAAATTCTTGAGCGTAAAATACGTATTTTTGGAAGTGCTACAGACGGAGGCTCAGGGACGCTGATAGCCTCTATTGATGCTTTAGCCGCTGACGCGATCAATATTCAATGGGATAAGCCGTACACGGAGTACACATTAATCTCTACAGACACCACATATGCTTATTACTATGCCACTTTTGATGATGGAACAACTCAAAGCAGTGTTTCTGATTACGTATTGGCGGGCGGTATTGCCAGTAATGCCGTTGAACAGTTTATTTTACGAGCACTTGATCTCAGCAACTCACAACTGGACGGGTACAAGCTTACGAGAGAAATGTGTGTGCGCTGGACTAATGAGTGTCAGGACGCGATCAAACAGTTTATGTATCGTGATTCCTTATCCAATAGACTCCGGCCAAAAGACTGGTCTTTTGAGATTACGAGAGATATTACCACTTTGGCTTTAACCCAAAACGAGAACGAGTACGCTTTATCAGGCCTTTCTCCCGAGCCAAAGTACACGAACACCGCACAGTCTATTATTTCTGTTCAACTGGGCGATGAAGAGCCACTGGAGCGTATTACGGCTCCCGAGATGGATGATGTGTTAATTGGACAGCACAGAACGGAATTGAGTGTGGCAACGACTGTTGGGGGAACTTCTATTACCGTAGACGACACTTCTTCTTTCAGCTCTTCGGGGACACTTTCCGTTGGAACTGATACTGGTGTTACCTATACCGCCAAAACATCCACCACCTTCACAGGCATACCTGCTTCGGGTACGGGATCTATTACAGCCGTTCATGCTATTGACGCTATTGTCCTTCAGGGGAGAGGGCCAGGGCTTCCCCAACAGTATTGTGTTGATGGAGGAAATATCAGGTTTGATGTGGGGGCCGATAGTGATGCCGCAGGGAAAAAGATTAAGATCAGGTATTACAAATCTCTCACAGCGCTTACTGAAACTTCGGATGTGACGGATGTGGATTTCACGAATGCCTTCCCTCTTTTTATCGCCGCTAAAATAATGACCAGGCGAAACAAGTTTGATGAAGCGGCGGTTTTTATGAAACAGTTTGATGAAATTGTTTTGGACAACGCTATGGCTGACCAGATTCTTCCTACTGATTCACATCCCTACCACACGTTTGGAACATGGGATGGGCGAAGGAGAAGAGGGGATGACTGGTATGATAATACTTTTAACGTCTAAACATGGCCCGTTTTCCTTTTTTTTCGTTTATTCAGGGACTCAATACAGGAGTCTCGCCTTTCCTTCAGCCTCAGTCGTCTTTGACGGTAGCGAATGGGGTGAATACCAGCTACAAGCTGGGGAGTATTCTAAAAGATACGGGGTACTCAAGAGTGAGCACTCAAATTGAAAACAATAAATCAATTACGGGCTTATTTGATTTTCAGCAAACAGGGGCTATTCAACGAACCTTTGCCACCGTGAACGATTCAACCGATGATGACACTCAGCTTTTTGCCAAAGAACCCGCGGGGGCATGGTCTGAAATTGCCGCGGCTGAAACGGCATGGGCCAATAAGGCCAATATCAACGTGGAGATGGAAGAGTTTATCAATTATTTGTTTATCGTAGGACATGGGGCTACTGATGGTTTTATCACGCCTTCGTCTGTAACAGGAACAACTTTCTCGACCTCAACCAACGTCACGTCCATGCCGAATGCCAAGTACATTAAAAAGTTCAGGGACAGGCTGTATATCGCTAATTGTGATATTGCAGGCACTCCTTACCCTTACAGGGTCTATTTCTCTTCAGTGCCTTCAGCAGGAGCTATTACGTGGACAGTGGCCACTGATTTTTTTGACGTGGGATATAATCTTGATGTTACAGGGATGACGGCCACCTCTGACCTCTTATATATTTTTACCAGAGACCAGGCATTCTTTTACGACCAATCACAACTGAGACAAATTTGGCATTACGGATGCTCTAATCACAGGACTATTCAGGCCTTCGGCCCGTATGCCATTTGGTGTACGGGAGACAATATCGCAATCACTACAGGGGGGCAGCCTCAACTCATTGGAGGCTCTGTCATTGATTTTATCAGAGGCGGAACAGCACAGTCGTTCTTTTCCGCTCAAATAGACGACGAGTATTATTTGTATGTGGGTACGGTTACGGTGAATGGTCTCACCTACACTAACTGTTTGCTGACCTATAACTTTGCCACCGATTCGTGGAGGTCACGGGAACTGGCTGACGATGTCACTATCATGGCAAGGTATTTCGATAATACCAATTGGGAGAACAGATTGTATATGGGGGATGCGGACGGGAATGTGTGGGATAAGTCAAAGTATACCGACACGACGATTGCCCAATCTGATTCCGAAACGACTTTAGGAACACCGGTTACTCCTATCTCTTCTTCTTTTGAGCTGACACTGCCTTTCGGCTCAATGAACTCTGTCAATGAGGTAGATAACTTCGTGGCGTATGCCGATAGGGCTTTGGGACTGAAACTTAAAATAAGAGTATTGGACAGGAATGCTCGAATCATTATGCCGTATACGCCGATAGGCGAGCTGAAACAGTTTGTGAATACGTTTAATATTGAAATAGAAAAAGGGGCTATTATTCAGATTCAGGGATCGGAAACAGGGACTAATCCACACTGGTCTTTTCACGGTTTTGAAATAGAAGTGGAAGACGGAGGGTCTATTCTTAAAGGTCAATAATGCCTATTATTGGATCACTTAATTTCCGGCACAATAGATCCGATAAACAAAACCCTTCTGTTCCGGACAATTCACCGTTAGAAGGGTTCTCTCACAATAACGCTGAACCGATCCGACCTGAGCCTGAACGACAGATTCTTGATATCCAACAGGTTTTTAACGATAAGAGTCTGACATTTAATAAACTGGCCCTTGACCAGTTTTTTGCCAATAACGATATCAAGTCGGCTAATTTCGTTTCAGGGGTATCGGGTTGGCAGATAAAGGGTGATGGAACTGCTGAGTTTTCAGGGTTGACTGTCGGGGGGCGTAGTTTTACTTCTGATCCTACGTATGGGGATGGTTCAGATGGAGACGTTGTAATCTCCTCAAACACAACGCTAACGGCAGATATGTTTTACGATAACCTGACTATAGATGCCACTTTTTCTCTCAGTACAGGGGGGTACAAAATTTTTGTGGCTGATACCTGTACCATCAACGGGACACTGAAGAATGATGGAGGGGCGGGGGGTGCGGGGGGTGATGCGATGGATCAAGGTCCAACGGGAGGCAATAATGTTGTGAGTGGTGGGAGTGGTGGCGTGGCAGGGACGGCAGCGACGGCAGCGGCGGCAGTAACGGTGGGGGGCGGAGCAGCTTCACCGGCAGGGCAGGTGGGTGGAGCTGGGGGTGGCAGTTCTTCGGATACAAATACGGCGGATAGCTCACCTAACGCACCCAACGGAATAGCAGGAACAAATATTTCCGTTGCTTTAAGTAATTCTGGACAAACAGGAATAGTTCCAGGGGCAGGGGGGGCGGGGGGTAATGGTCAATTTGTGGGGGCTTCGGCAGGGGCGGCAGGTACGGGTGGGGCGGCAGGGATTGCAACTGCCACAGTTTCTCAACCACGATACATAACAAACGCTGTTTTATTGATTGATAGCACCTCCACATATAATTTATATAAAACAGCAGCTTCTTCAGGGAGTGGTGGTGGGGCTTCTGGTGGTGGTGGTGGTGGGCCGGGAAGTAGCGCGGGGGGGGCGGGCGGTGGAGGTGGTGGGAGTGGTGCTCCGGGCGCTCCCGGTGGGATACTACTTCTTGTTGCTAAAACCATTATTATAGGAGCTTCAGGAGTTTTGAGTGCGAATGGAGGAGCTGGTGGCGACGGTGGCGACGGTGGCAATGGTGGCACGGGGGGTACTGGCGGGCTGCAGACAGGAGGAGGTGGTGGTGGCGGAGGAGGGGTGGGAGGAAGCGGTGGTGAGGGAGGGGTTGTTGTTTATATTTACCAGAATTTAACGAACAATGGTTCTATTATAGTAGACGCAGGGGCTTCAGGGGTCAATGGCACTTTTGGAACAGGGGGGCTTCAAGGGTCAGGAGGAGGGGCTCCGGGTGAAGATGGTAGTAACCCTGCTTCATCCCCTAACGCCGCCTCAGCAGGCGTAATTATTCCCCTTTTATTGCTATGAAAAAAAACTTCACTTATCGTAAGACGGGACAGGTTGTGATGATCCATGATGAGAAGCCTCAACATGAGAACTATATTGAGCTTGATATTTCAGAAGAGGATTTGGAAAAGTTTAGGGAAGGGTGTCTTGCTCATATTACAGACAAAAAGATAAACTTTACCGAATCACCTTTCCTCAAAAACAAGAGAAAGAAAGAAAAAATGTATAAAGACCTGAAAAACCCCACCTTGAAACTTGAAGACCTCAAAGAACTTTTAATTGAATTACTGGACTGATATGGCTCTTACAGCAGTTGAACAACAGAACATAGGGCTTTTCCCCGCTGAGATTGCTCAAAGAAAAGCTGAGTTGGAGAACGCAAAAACAAGGAATGTTTCTGAAAACGAGAGAAAGAGTTTGATAAAGCATCTCACAAATTTACTCAACCAAGCTCAGTCAACTTATGACGGTTTATTAGCAAAACAAGCCGCATCGGCTTCCACCACACAAAACGGTATCACCAAAACACCTGTAGAAGGGCAGCCAGGGTTTTCCTTGTTTTCAGCCTCAGGGCAGGCTCCAAACACGATTACTCCTTCAAGTTCCCCTTCTTCAGGTGCAGTGGTGAAGCCTCCTTCTCCTTCTTCTCAAGGTTCAAGCGGCAGCACTCAGGCTAAACCTGTAAACCCTAATGAAGATGGCAATAAAATTATTGACGCGAGTAATTATCCTGATGATGTGAAAGGTCTGTTCAAAAGAATATTAGCAGGATACGGGGGGGAGGATGTGAACATAGAAAACATTATTGCTGAATTTGAAAAATTAAAATCTACAACGATTAACCCCGTTTTTCAGGAGAAAGCCAATATTTTTATTGATGAGATGAAAAGAGCCGGAGAGTACCAGCAGCTCCAAAGAAATCTTGAACTGGAATCAGAAGGGGTTTCTGCTGATGAAAGGGTAAAAAGCGCACAAGCTGATTTTGAACGAAGAGGGCTTACGTTTTCAGGTGAAGCGGCAAGACAGCTTGGCTCAAGATCAGCGTTTACACCCCATGAAAACATCCCATTCGGAGGGCCTTTACCTGAAGGACTTATTCCACAACAAAACAGGCTTATTGCCACGTCTTCCGAGGCGAGAGCAAAAAGAGAACGGGAACAACTCCAAAGACAGGCTGAAACAACACTTGGAACGGACGCTTCGGGAAACCTTATTCCCGGCGTCTCAGCTCTTGGAAATGTTACGGGATCATTACCTTTTGAAAGAGCACAAACTGAAGACGCTTTACTGAGAGAACTTTACCGTAAAGAATTGTCTAATGTTCAAACAAGAAGTGAATTTGTGGGCGCTCCTGAACTGGCGGCACAAGTAGGGGTTAATCAGGCAACTCCACAGCCACAAGCTCAAGCACAAGTAGGGGTTAATCAGGGAACTCCACAGCCACAAGCTCAGGCACAAGTGAAAACCACTCCTATTCCTGTTGCTTCTAAGCCTGCCAAAGGGCGGACAGAAGTGGTTCAAAGCAATCTTACCGGTGCCGCTTTAGTCAGAGCAAAGAGAGAAGCGAGAAGAACAGGACAAGCCGTACCCGTTAGCTAATTTTATATTATGGCAACTTCAAAAGAAGAAAGAGCGGCAAGGTCAGCAGCCAGAAGAGAACAAGGGGCGATTAACAGTGCTGCCAGAGAGACTCAAAGACAGGAAACAGGGTCGGGTCTTCAGTCAGTCCCTCCGGGTGGTACGTTTAGTCTGCCCGGACGAACCGAGGTTGTGGGAAGTGCTATGAAAGGATCAGAACTTGTTCAGGCAAAAAGAGACGCGAGAGCTGTTGGCGAACCTGTCCCCGTGTCAGCGATAGCCGCGGCCGCTTCCAAAAGAAATTATCAGATAGAGCAGGACTTTATTGCCAAAACAGGCGTAACACCTCAAAGCCCTGAAGAAATAGCTCTTTCAGCAAAAGGCGCGTATGGAACGGAGGGGTTAGGAGCTTTATCTTTTCAGGATAAAAAAGATTTGGGATTAACCGATCCGCAAATCTTAAACTCTGTTTTTGACCCCTCAGAGCTAAAAGTCTTGGGGTATTCAGACGAGCAGATAGCAGGTCTTTCAGGGGTCGGCCAGCAGGCGAATCAGGCATTTTCCGATCTTCAAGCGGTGGGTGATCCCAGAACTGCTCTTGGAGTGCTGGAAGAAGCCTTGAATGCTAAAAAGAACGTAACCAATCAGAGTATTGGTCAATCAGAACTTTTTGAGAGGGCAGGGTTGCCTATGGAAGGCACTTTAGGTTTTGCCGTGCTGGAAGGGAACTTACAACAAAGAAGTGCTGAGATGCAGCAAAACTACAATGCTTTCCGGCAAAGGGTCGATGAGGGGGCGGGAAGTCTTGATGATGCTTTGGCGAGGTATAAGAATGTTATTGATTTGTATAATAAAAAACAGGCTGAATTTACTGAAATAAACGCTGAAGCAAGAGCGTTTGAAAGAGAGCTTCAGTTGATGGATAGACAGGCGGAAATCCAGCAAGAATTGCTATCGCTTAAAACTACCCCTACAGCTGATTCCACAGCTCTTCCGTTGTTAAATGAAGAGGGGGCCAGTAATGGATCACAATTGAACCCCCTACCGTTGATAAGCAAACCTGGGGTTGGTTTTATGCTTGGGAACGGAGAAAAGGATGATTTGGTTTTTGATAATGAGGGAAATCGTGTTGGCACGGTCACAAGTACGTTTGGGGCCGACCACAGCCTTTATTCGGGAGAAAAGTTTCATAAAGGAATTGATATTGTGTTTGATGATGGGGCCGCAAGGGCGTTTACAGAGGGACGGATTGTTAAAAAAGGATATGCTGATACCACGTATGGGGGTTTTGTCTGGCTTCAGGATTCCAGTGGTAATATTTTTCAATATGGTCATTTAAACGTAGACGATGTAAACAGGCTTGAAGAAGGGGCTTTCTTCAAGTTGGGGGCAGTAATAGCAAGACACGAAACCGATAAAAGTAAAATGGGGGCTTCAACAGGCCCACATCTTGATTTAAGAATGATTCAGGAGGGCTCTAAAATTGATTTGCTCGAAAGCGTTCAGCAACGGCTTTCCCGTGCTAATTCGGGAGAGAGTAAACAAGTGAGAGACGGAAATAACGAGGCAATCGCACAAGCTTTGGCCACCGGAGATGAAAGTTTCGTAAAAAACACCATTGATGAAGTGGAACGAAAAAAGTTTTTACCTCGATCTGAAAAGATACTAACTGACTTTGATAAGGGTATTCGTGACTGGGAAGCTATTCAGAATAAATTTAAACAAATGGAAACAGCCCTTAAAGCCAGAGAAGAAAACCCTGGAACGGGAAATACGTTTATTGACCAAGCGTTAATCTCTTTGTTTAATAAAATTACAGACCCTGACTCAGTTGTCCGTGAATCGGAATTTAATCGAACGGCACAGTCTTTATCTCTCAACTCAAGAGCTCAGGGGTGGATAGAAAAACAGACTTATGGAGGGGGAGGATTAACAGATTTGGAGAGAAAAGAAGCTATCCTTATCGCGCGGTCTCTGGCTAATGGAGCTTCAATTACTTTCGACAAAGAACTTACAAGGGCAAGAAGGAGGGGGGAAGCGGCAGGTGTTCCTGACGATTTTCTGTTAAAAGTATTGGGGTTAAATGAGCAAGGAGTGTTCCCTGGAAATGAACAGGCTGAAGAAGACCCTTTTGAGTTGATAGATACAAGGCCCCCTGACGATATTCTTAACTTGTTTTGAAAATGGCAACCCTGAAAGAGGCAATTGATATAGCTAGAAAAGAGCCTAATTCTGAAAGGTCAAAACTCTTGCTTGATGGTTTAAAAAGTGGGAAATTTGATCGTATAGCGGAGCAGGAGGGACTTGATCTTGGTCCTTTTAAGCAAAAGATAAGCAGCGTAACACCTCAAGTTGAAGGAGTTTTAGGGGCGGGATTTGATCAAGGGGCAAAATTTTTAGGGGGAGTCGCTGGAAGTCTTGGGAGTCTTTTTAAAGGAGGATACGATATTGCTGCGGGAGGATTAAAAACTATTGTTTCAGGAGCTACGGGGGATCAACAAGGTGTTCAGGAGGGGATTAAACAGTTCACTGAACCGGTTATCTCGGCAGGTAAAACAGTTGCAGATGTCGCCTCCAGGGTTGTTGAACCTATTGATGCGGGGATAGAAGGGTTAAAAGCTCTCCCTGAATTTGCAAGGCTCGTGACAGGACAAGGGACTCGTGAAGATTATGAAACTCTTGATGCTGCGGCAAAACGGATGAGGAAATCAATAACGGGAGCTGTCGGCCTCGTCCCCACACCACCAGTTCAAGCCTTGGTGGGGTTTACGGAACAAAGTATTCAGAGTCTTGAAGAGGGTAAACCACCGAAAGAAGCCCTCACAAAAGGGGTTGTTGAGGGGGCCGGTAGAGCTGCTTTAATGGGAATCATTAACAAATTAACAGCTCCAAAGTTAAAAACAAAAGTAACAAAAGAACAGATCGCGGAAAGAGCAGCTAAAGAAAATATTTCTGTTCAGGCGGCAAGAAAAGGATTAATGAAAGAAGAAGTAGCGGGAAGAATTGTGCAGGGGAAAATAAAAGACCGGCCTAAAGCTGTAAAAGCTTTAAGTGAAATTGATACTAAAGGGGTAGCTAATTTTGACCAGCTTCAGTCACGATTTAATAGTAGGGTCAAAGACTTATCAACAATTGTTGATGATCTTTTAGATCAAGATATAACTGTTTTCCCCAGAGAGAAATTAACCGTTTCCAAAATGGTGGGGGAGATACCTGTTGTTACATCTTTTATTGATGACTCTCTCACGGCCCTTGGTGAATTTTATGATGACTCATTAAACGCTGTAGGTAAACAAAAAATCGAAAATTTAATGTCAAAACTAAATACACAAGGACTTACTAAAAAAGAGATAAATGATATTTCTATAGAGTTTGGAAACAACTTTAGTCAAAAATCGTTTACCGACGCGGGGGCAAGACGATACGGTGTCACCGCTGATAAAGCCGAAAACATAAGGAAAGGGCTTAAAGACACTGTGATAGAACTTTCAGATGAAGCTACCGCAAGCCAATACTCCGCCCTGGAAGAGTCTATGAGCAACCTTATTAGAAGCAGAGAACTTGTTGAAACAGCACAGGAAAAAGCCAATCAGCTTCGTCAAACATTTAGAGACAGGAAGTGGGGGGAGCAGTTTACCGATGTCGTTTTTGAAGCAGTCGACTTCTTTTTAGGGGGTGGCTTAAGAGGCATTTTATCAAAAACAACCCGAAGGGGGAAAGGCCTAAAAGTTCTCAACAAAGTTGAACTTGAACAGAACCTTTCAAAAATGATTCGACTTATGGATAAAATCGATAAAGCTTCTTCTTTTATTCAGGTAAGAGAAGCCGTCAACGCACTGGCAAAATTTCTATCAATCTCCTCCTTTGTAGTCGAAGAGCCAGAGAAGGAAAGACCCAATCCAGAAGAAAGCGAGAATTTGTAAAATGATCATAAAAAAAGAATAAGACGAGCCTTCACCCTACCCCATTAAACCTCACCTGTCAACCATGAACCCAACATTCCAACAGATCGAAGACGCAATCAGGAACAGTCCGGCACTGGAAGACCCCTCTGACCCAAGAGACCTCCCCGTAGGCGAGTTTCTGGGTGATAGGGTGGAACTACCCACTACCTTCTCTCTCAGACCTCAGATGACCCCTGTACGCAACCAGGTGGGCCGGGGAACGTGTCATAGCGATGACACAGAAGTTTTAACGGATAATGGCTGGAAACTCTTTGAGAAACTAACAGATGAAGATTTACTGGGGACGGTTAATCCTAATACTTTTTTTTTAGAATTTCAAAAGCCTTCTGAAAGGCAAAAAATATCGTACAAAGGGGAATTATATACTGTTAGGGGGGCAAGTTTAGATTTTTCTGTTACACCGGACCATAGAATGTTTGTAAGAAAATTTAATCAAAAAAAAAGAACTCTTGAAGAAGACTATCAGTTTGTTGAAACGAAAGAGATTGGTTGGTATACAGGGCTTCTTCCTACGACACAAGGTTTTAATGGCACAAGAATAAAAAAAATGTTTGGAATTGAGGGGGATGATTTCATGAGATTCTTAGGGATTTTTATAGCAGACGGATGGATTTATCAAAGACGAGATTCACAGTATGGATATAAAATAGGTTGCTGTTGTTTTGACGAGAGGTACTATGAAGAGATTTATGAATTGTTAATTTCTATAGGGTTTAGAGAACAACCCGCCCGCAAAGGCTACTTCTATTTTTCCTGTGGAAAAGAGATGTACGATTATTTATACCATTTTGCAGGTCAAAAAGCTCTTAAGAAATTTGTTCCTGATTCGATAAAAAACGCATCCCAATATCAAATAAATTTATTTTTAGATTGGTTTGCAATGGGAGACGGTGGGGTGAATAAGGGGCAACATCGTTATTATACATCTTCTCCGAGACTAGCAGGCGATTTGCAAGAGCTTCTTCTTAAAATTGGGAAGAGAAGCTCTATTTCTATTCGTGACCGAAAAAACTATTTCTCAATTATAAACGGAAGAAAAATAAAGCAAACAGCCCCTTCGTATACAATTGGACTATGGAGGAAAAATACTCTTTCAATAATTGCAAAAAAACAAATAGAAATAGAAGAATATGATGGATTTGTATATTGTGCGACTGTGCCGAACTCAATACTGGTTACTCGCCGCAACGGCAAAATTCTCATTTCAGGAAACTGTAATGCCCATGCCTGTCTTGCAGTAGCTGAGTTTTTCAACGCTCAGGAGTATAAAAACCCCTCCCTCAATCTCTCGGAAGAATATCTCTATAAGCGGATCAAAGACATTGACGTGCTTGATTATAATTTTGACGGATATGGCTCCTTTGCCCGCTCAGGAATGAAGGCGCTCCAGAAGTACGGGGCTTGTGAAGAAGTCACTTTGCCATATCAGGGGCAAGGTAAAGAGGACTCATGGAAGACTCTGGAGTTGACGGAGGATATGGATAAAGAAGCCCTGAAATATAAAAGTGACGGGTATGTGGCCATCCCTATTACCGTTGAACTCTGCAAACGCACCCTCTTTGAGAAAAACGCACCTTTTGTGATGGGGTTCAAACTTTACGAAAACTACAGGGAAGGATATGAGACAGGTGTCATCCCTTTCAAAGACGGGCAGAAGGTGGGTGGACATTTCATTGCCGTCACGGGCTGGAACGAAACCCATTTTGAGTGTAAGAACTCATGGGGGTCATGGGGAGATCAAGGCTATATCTGGCTCCCCTTCACCATGATTGATCTGTACTTCTCAGCATGGTCGATTATTGACCGGGTGGATCGGGATGAGATCAGAAGGGTTCTCAGGACAAGAAGAATCATAAGAGACCGCAAACGACGACAACGGGCAAAAAAAACAGGTCACACTCTTTCCACTCCTTAATTTTCTTTTTTATGACACAAGAAAAATACAGTTTCGATCCTGAAACGTGTAAAAAAATCATTAAAGGAGTCCTCCTTGCCGCTACAGGAGGCTTGGCTATCGGGCTTCTGGATTATATAGGAACTGTCCAGATAGATTCACCTATTCTTGCGGCTATGATAGCCACAATTATACCGGCAGGAATCAATGCCGTACGAGAATTTATGAAAGGCCAATAATCTTTGTTAAGATGAAAGACCAAGGGGAACTACTGGCGGGATTGGCAAATGATATGAGGTGGGTCAAGGAGATGCTGACCGAACTCAAACAGGAAATGCCTAAGAGATATGCCCAACGCTGGGTTCAGACGGTGGTTACTTTTATCCTGTCCGGCCTTGGAGCAGTTATAATAGGAGCAATTATGGGGTTAATTCTCACCAAGCCTCTTTTAGTTTTCCTGCTGAGGTTCGTGTGACCCTACTCACAGATCCTCCCCTGTTTCAGTGTTTACAATTTTACACGCTAACCTCGTTTTGTTGTGTTTGGAATTGTGAACCCCAAAACATTCCTGAAGAGTAAAAACAAGGTTAAGGAAGGCTCTTTGTTCGCTCTCAAACTCTTCTCCTTTGGGATCAATTTCAAAAACATGTAAGCCGTCTTCCGTTCTCATTAGATACCCGTTTACTCCTTTCTCGACTTTAACAGAAAATTCCATAGTTTTTTGTAATCGAATAAAAATGCTTTTGTAATTCCCTAAAGTGATTTTTGTAAACCCCTCCACCCCTATGTTTTTTGGTCAAGTAAAAGACAAAAAAGCCGAAAGGGGGAGAGGAGGAGATCAAAGGCTTTAGTTGTGGGCCTTTGGTCAATTGGAAGGATACCATAAACCCCCTTGACTCCGAAGAGGTAGGGAAGATATGGTATTTGGTGTAACTCCAAATCAAGTATGACTAATCAAGTATGACTGCTGAACACACACAACGCAAGCAAAAAACTCCCCTGACTGTTGATAGGGGGGTAAAGGATTTTTGGGAACGCAAATTGCGGAAATCAATGCCAAAAATAAAAAAAGATAATTCTCCCCCATGGTGGGGAAAATCAAAGCTGTGGAGGAAAGACTCACAGCGTATTTATGGGTAGCCAGTATTAAATTTCAGTGATGTCATACTGGTGAGTTCGGTCAAATGTCCTTTGAAACTTTATTGGGAAACTGCAAAACGCCCTGGACCGAGATGATATGGCCAGGGTAAAACCTCTAAAACTGGAGTGAAATGCCCCTTGGAAGGGGAGATCCAGTATAATGAGCTTTAACAATTCTGTATAACCGCGATTCCGTACAGATTTAGAAATAATAAAGACAAGAAGGCAGGTGAAAGGTAGATGCAAAGGCGGGTCTAACGAACGTACTTACAAGCTATCCGTTACCAGTGATATTGAACCGCTCTGATAAATCAAGGGCTGCAATCACTCCTGACTAACACCTTCTTTTTTATTTCATTGGTAAAGCTATAATCACACTTCTGCGAATTCCCCTGGTAGTGCGGGGGCTGGTATAATGAAACCAAGGTAACAAAAGAGGGATAATTCCAATAAAGTAGTAACAGGTTGAAAAAAGCTCCTTGCTTAAAGGAAGCCTGGACTGAAACCTAATTCAGGGTGGTGGGGGGTTTCTCTCTTCTCTTCACTGAGACCTTTGTATCTCTCCTTCCAACCAATAGATACAACCTAAGCCGCCTCCCCTTTCACGACATTACTGGGGTTAAGAGAAAGCATTGTCATAGCAAACGAGAAGGAATCCAGTATCTTCTCTTCATTCTCTTCCAATTGGCCCTCAATAACGGGGATCGCCATGAACCGCTCAAGATTAGCTTTTAGGGGTTCTTTTATGGTTTCGTCCTGAAACCCACATATCAGGCCATGATTTTCGTTCAGGACTTTTGTGGCTTCCTGCATAGTCCCCCTCAACCTATTCCGAAGACCCTGTACCACGGCCAGGTCATAAGCCAGCTCAAAGGTAAGCTTATCAGCCGGCACGACAATGTTTTTCCGGTCACACTTCCCCGCTCTCTGAACCCGCTTCAAACAATCTTCGAGCATTTCTTTTACCTCTTTGAAAATGGTAAAAATCCGAGCCATAGAATCAAGACTCGCAAGTCTTACTTCATCCCATCTGGAATGAAGAGGTTTGCAACTTTCATAAATAGTGCTAAGTTTTTGCTCCTTCATTCGAAAATTTTAAATTTACCCTTGAAATGCAAGTTACATTTTTTCAGGTGGTCAAAAACTTCTTCACGAACTCCTTTGACCGCCGCCTCAGACGACTGATATCCCTTATCAAGAAGAGGAAGATCAACCCCTCTTTTTGCGTTAATGACTGCTGCTGCGAGGTTGACCCTGACTTTGCTTAAAAGGTCTAATAAGTATGGCTTCATGTCCGCGAGGTAGGTGTCTACCGAAATAATGATGAGATACTTCTTCCTCACCCCATCAATATCCTCAGGCGTTCTGATGACTCTTTGGAGGGCGATGACTTCCTTGAGAGCCTGCTCCAGCCTCCCCCTGATTCCGTCAATGGCCTCAATAACCAACCCCTCAGAATTCTCAGTATAGCTGAGAAGGTCTTCGTAGGCGGAAATTAAATCCTTCTGATCGTATTCAGGGTTCATAAATCATAAAATAGTAATACCTTTATTCTTATCGAGCTTGAGAGCCTCACTCATGACCTTTCTTCTGATCTCCATAATGATCTCATTTTTGCCTTTCATAAGGCCCTGCTCATACGCACTTTCCTTGTAATCGTTTCCTTTTTTAGGGTCTGTCCGAACAGGCCCCAGAAGAAACCCCTTTAAGATTCCCTGAATTTTGTTTTTGGCATGGATTTCTTCTCGGGACACCGCATAACTGATCCCATCCTCGTGTCCTCTTCCATATGCCCGTACAAGCTTCTCTTTTATTTCTTCTCTCAAGCTTTCCAGTTCCGCCCTGTGCTGTTTTTCGAGTTCGTCAATGAGAACTATCATTTGGCCCACGTCTCTCGTCTGAGCGGCTCTGAGGAGCTTCCGGTGCGTGCTCTCAGGGGTACTGTAGTACTTG